ACAAACCATCGTTGTGGTTGCCTTTGTTCAAGCGTGAAATCAACGAATCGGTTGAAGAAGCAACCGTGATGGTGCGTGGTGAACCCATGCGCGTGCTGTCTCGCCAGCCGATTGACGCTGAGGACATCAGCAGCGATTACCGCGACCGAAACAGATACACGAAGCTGCCGACATCAGGCAGATACGAGTTCGTTGTTACTGAGCGTCCGCAAGGTGGTCGTCCCGGTCAGGACGCCGTGCTGATGTTCCTGTTCAAGAACGGTAAGCCAGTTGTTGAGCTTGGTTCACACACGAGCGCCAGCAACGCGCTTGGCTTTTTCAATAACTCGTTCATGGAAAACGTGGAAGAAGCATCCGGTCCCTTTGAGAAGTGGATGCGCGACGTTGACCTTGAAGTTCAGAAGATGATCGGACTTTCTGTTCACGATCTGCCAGACGTGCCGTTCCGCGACTGGTACGCCAACCGTATGAACGCGAAGGCGGCTGCCCGCAAGGCAATCAAGATGGCGGATTCAGTTGAAAAGGACGGCAGCAACTTGCGCGAGGGTACTTACACACAGCTTGAAACCGGTGCTAACCAGAATCCGGCAGCCATGCTGCTTGATGCTGCGATGGAAGACATGCGCAATGGTTTCTTCAAGACTGCTGAATGGGCTCAGTGGGGTAAGTCAGATCGTGCCCGCATCATCAGTGCTCTTGGTGATATGGTCATTCGTGAGGAACAGGGCGACAAGATTCGCTGGTCGCTGAATGGTCTTCGTGGGCAGACCAACAAGACCTACGTGACTTTCACGCCTGCTGAGTTTGATCCACAGGTTCCGTCTGCTGAAGACATCCTCAAGCGCTACAGCGATGATGTTGAAAACGGCTCGTCAGTCGTCACAGTCACAGTGTTCGACAACGCTGGTGAAATCCAACGCGAAGAGATCGACGCACTGGCTAGAAAGAACGGTGGCACCTTCCGTGACGGAAGCTACGAAGGAACGATGGAACTGAACTACTGGTTCCGCTCTGTTTCTTCAGCACAGCAATTTGCTGACGATGTGAACCTGATTATTCCGGTCGGAAGCGGCAATCAAGCCACGGTGGAAGAATCGGTATCTGAGGCTCAGACTCCCGTCGTCTACTTCTACCAGAAGCGCGGAAAGGTCGAGGTTCGCAACGCGGGCTACACTGGCGAAATCCTTGACGTTGTTCCCATCGTTGGCAACAACATCAAGAGTGCCATGTTGGAGGCCAAGCAGATTGCGATGGACTTGGGCTTTGAGAAGTACGACACCGGCTTCGACACCGGTTTCCTGAAGAACTTTATGATCGAGGGCGTTCTGTTCCGCAACGCTTCTGAGCGTTCGGGCGGTCTCTCGGTTGAAGTCCAGTTCGATGAGGACGCTGCCGCGTTCGCGAAAGCGATTTCGCGCCACGACGGTGTAGCGGAAGCCACAGTCTCCAGCCAAAACCTGAATCTGGCTTACGTCAAGTTCAACGAGAATGTGGACGTTGACCTTGCCGACAAGATCGTGAAGACGGCGCTCAGTCAGGTCGGAATCTCTGAGGGCATGAACAAGATATTCCAGTTCGACTCTGGAGGGAACGCCCGCAAGTTCGCCATGATGGTGACGAAGCGCTTCCGCCTTCAGACGCAGGTAAGTCCAAGTGCTGATCCAGAAGCAAAGACCGTAATGGTGAAGTCTATCCCGCTGCGCGACTTGATCGACTTGGACTACGAGAGTTCGCAGTTGGGTGGTACCATGATGGAGAGCAAGCTGCCCACCCTGCGCGAAGCCACCGAAAACGCTCCGCTCAACGGAGCCAACATGGCAGAGTTCAAGAAGCTGCTGTCAGAGAACGCCAGCTTGAAGGCAGAAAAGAACAGCCTTACGGCTCAGCTTGATTCATCCCACAAGGAGAACGAAATCCTTCGTGACCTCAACGAAGAGATGGCGAATCTCCAGCACGCTGAGACTTTGAAGGACCACCAAGAGACGATCTTCAAGAAGTATCCTGATCTGAAGCCTCTCTCGGAAGAGTTTGACCGCTGTGAGACCGTCGAGGAACTTGACAGTCTTGCCGAACGAATGAACAATCTTCGTATTCAAACCGCATTGGTGGAGTCGAAAGACTCCGGTGCGGAGAAGGGCAAGGAAAGCGGTTTGGAAAAACCGCTAACCGAAGCCCGCAAGAGTCCTGATGGCATCCCGTCACCAACGTCAGTGGAAGACACTGACAAGACGGGTCTGAGCTTCACCGAAGCGAATGCTGAAGGTTCTCAAGCGGACAATCCGGTTTCCCGTTTTGCTCGTCACAAGGCGCGCTCCCGCAGATAGCGGGAACGCATTTTGGAGAACACAGAAATGCTTAGAACTGAAGGTGAGAACTCGGTAGCCACGCTTGAAGAAAGCTTGGTCGCCAAGAACCGCCATCTGGTCGAGCGTTACTCGGATTACAAGAACCCAGCGGTGGGTATCACCAAGGGCATCAATGTTTTCGAGACGCTTGGCAAGGACGCGGACCCGCTTCGCAAGGCAATGCTCGCAACTCTCTGCGAGAACTTCGTCAAGAAGGCAATCGACCAGAAGCAGTTGGTCGAGACTGACCGTGGCGGCATCCCGGTCTGGATCAAGAATGGCCTCGCTCTCATCAGCGCATCATTCGCTGAGGACATGAGCGATCAGGTCATCTCAATGCAGCCGATGAGCAACAAGCGCGGCAAGGTTCACTACCTGAACGTGCAGGCCGAACGCTCCAAGGGTGCCATCGCTCAGACAACCCAACTCATCAAGGCCCTGAGCGGCTTCCGTGGCTCACAGCACTTCTCCAGCGAGAAGATCGTGCAGGAACCCGCTGGCGGCTCTGGCTCCACGAACTACACCCCGAACACTGGCTACACCCCGGTGATGCCGGGTACGTTCCGCATCACGGACGGCACTCTCAACGTGCTGGACGATGGCAACGGTAACCTGACCGGCGACGTTGGTGGTGGCACCAACACCATCAACTACGTCACGGGTGCCGTAAACGTGACATTCAGTGGTGCGACGGTTGCCGCTGTGACGATGAGCTACGAGTACAACATCGAAGCTGCGTTGCAGTTGCCGGAAGTTGGCATCTCGCTGGAAAGCGTTGACGTGGAAGCACGCCCTCGTGCTCTGGCAGCCGCATGGTCGCAGCAGGCAGTCTTTGACTTCCTGAACGACTTCGGCATGGACGCTGAGCCGACCATCATTGATGCAGCAAGCCGCGTCATCACGAGCGAGCGCTTCAAGCACATCGTCAACACCCTGCGCAACGCCGCGACGGGTGGTTCAGTGGTGTTCGACAACGCTGCCCCGGCAGCAGTTCCGTACATCCTGCACGCCAAGACCTTCAGCATCACCGTCAGCCGCCTGCAAAACCTGATTTGGGAGAAGACCCAGAGCGTTCGCCCGAACGTCATGGTCATCGCTCCTGACATCTGGTTCCTGCTGGGCCTTCAGGACGGTTTCGAAGGCGAGAGCAACGTCGCCAACGACGGTCTCACCGGTCCCCGCAAGGTTGGTCGCCTGACGCGCCACGGTATCGACGTGTTCGCGGACCCGACCTTCCCAAGTGGTTCGGCGGTTCTGACCTACCGTGGCCCGCAGTTCGTGAACACGGCGGCAATCGTGGGTACATACATCCCGCTCTATCGTTCGCCCATCCACGCGCAGGGCTTCCGCAAGGACATCGCTCTGTTGACTGAGTACGCAATCCACATCGTTGACTCGGACAACATCGGCCTCGTGAGTGTTATCAACCTGTAAGGTTGCTCTCTCGCACCCATAGAAAGGCCCCCTAATCATAGGGGGCCTTTTTGCGTTCCAGAGCGATCTTATGGCAAGTCTGAGGCTCTGGAGCCCTGTTATCGGAAGCTGTGTTTGGCTGAGGCGCGTACTGGTGTTCCCTATCATGTACGAAAGCGATTTCGTGGGTGTCTGTCAGTAGTCCCGATGGGCTACCACCCCGGAAGGCTTATAGTGAGAGGCATTCGGGTCCGTCCGTTCTGCTCGTGGAGTGGAATAAACCTTTCCAACCCGGAGTAGGCACGCCAGCGTGGTTGCTGGCGTGCTTCTTTTTTGATTTTGTTGTTGACTATCCTTACTTGTGGGCTATACTTTAGGTGTGTGAGGGGAACAGTTCTTTTAGTTCGAAAGGAAGGTGTGCCATGAATGCCAAAACTAAAGCCAAGTACGACGCTATTCTCAAGGAAGCCGACGTTGCTGCCACGAAAGCCGCTGATGCCCAACTGAAAAAGCTTCAGGGGCAAGGTCCAGCGTTCGCGGTGGTCGAAAATTCGAAGAGCGACGGCATCTTCTACAATCGCAACAAGCCCACACGAGTTGTCGGCACCATGCTGGACGTATGCGGGTTCGCTTGGGTCGTGATTGAAAATGCTCGCACTGGCTTCGCGCAATATGTCAAGAAAATCGAGCGCGGCGGGAACGGCTACTACGGTGGCATGAGCATCAGCGCTCGCACCATGCGACAGGAAATGAGCGTGAATCAGGAAGCTGCCCGCGCAATGGCTGATGTCTTCGAAAAGTACGGCATCAAGGCTTACACCCAAAGCCGCATCGACTGAGTGGCTTCAAACAACGTCACCAGAATCGGAAGCTGCCAGCAATGGCGGCTTCCTTTTCGTGTGGTTTAGTTCTATCCTTTTCGCAGGTAACGCCTAAAAAGCGGTGCCCTTTCTTCCGAAAGGGGGCCGGTGTGTAGCCGGTCCCCACTCGGGAGATTTAGGTGTTTCCAAACTTCGGAAGAGAGAGGAAAAGCCATGACTGAGCAAGGTGACATAGGGGGTGAGTCGATGTTCACTCCCGGTAGACAGGAACAGCCGACTTCACAGGAAGGCGTTTACGAAGTCAGCCCGAAAGATGCTGGCGACGACATCATTATCAATCTGAGTGAATCCGCTGCAATCGTTCCCAAGGATCACGACCGCACTGCCAGCGTCAAGCTGGAACAGGGTGACCGTCTTCGCACCAAGAAGTACGGTGCGCAGTTCGTTGGTCTGGTCACTGGGCTCTCGCTTCTCAAGAGCATTCCGGTCAAGCTTGCCGATGAGCTTGAACACAAGCGCAAGGTGCGCGTGGGGCTTGAGCCCGACGAGTATCAGAAGGAAGCACACGCCATGAAGGGCAAAGAGCCGGTGGCGAACGCGCTGTCAACCGGCAACGCGCTTCAGGACGCCATACGGGATTCCAGCAAGCGCTAGTTGAACTGACACCACCACAACGTAGCAGGGGAAACTGATGCAGCGATACATTGCGAATACGGATGCCATCATTCCGGTGGGCAACCGCACGCGAACCTACAAGAAGGGTCAGGAGTTCAACGCCGACCCGAAGATTTACGACGTGTACGTTGACCTTGGCATTATTCGTCGTGCTCCAGAGGAAGCTGAAGCCGCGCCCGCTGTGGCTCCCAAGGCTGTGGCTCCCAAGGCTGAGGCTCCCAAGGCTGAGGTTCCCAAGGACGAGGCTCCCAAGGACGAGGCACCGAAGGACGACGGCAGCGACAAACTACCTCAGACCATGAGTGAGTTGAAGTCGATGAAGAAGTCTGAGCTTTCTGATCTGGCTTCGTCGCTTAGCCTCGACACTGACGGAACCAAGGACGAGTTGGTGAGTCGCATCGCCAGTGAAATCTTTGAATAGCCTGAAAGTCCGAAATGACTGATCGAGCCGAATGGCGTAGCCGGATTCTGGCGAATCTCGGCGCTGACATACTGGACGTGGAGTTGGGTGAAACCCAGCTTGATGTTGCGTTGCGCAAGGCACTTCAGGCATACGAGAAGCACCAGCCCATCGCGGAATGGTTGCACGCTGTTGTTGCATCCGCAACGCAATCTCTGGTCATTGACTTCACGGTTGATGACAAGAAGGCTTTCCGAAATGTGATGAAGGTGGAGTGGTACGACCGCAATCGTGCCTTCGCCACCAATCCACAGCTACTCCCGTTCGTGCAGAACACTGGTGGGACTGTTCAACTTTATGGGTCGTGCGCCACACGCTTCCCGCGCCTCTACATGGAAGTCAATTACAGCAACTACCGTCAGGAAATGATGGTGGGCCTGCAACCTGACTGGTGGTGGGACAAGGAAGACCGACTGCTGTACCTGTGGAACCCCGGCATGAACCGCAATGCCAGTATCCTCGTCGTGAAGACGATGACGCTGGAAGACATCCGCATGGATCAGGAGATGGACTTCGAAAAGCTGGCGACAGCGCACGCGAAGTACATCCTTGCCCGCGTGATGAAGTCGCTTGGCGACATTCCGGGTGCCGGTGGTCCGATTGAGTCTGACGGAAACGAACTCCGTCAGGAAGCAAAGGAAGAAGAAGAGAAGGTCATGGCGGACCTTCGTCGTAGTCAGCGTTCCGTTCCGCCGCCCATGTATATTGGTTAGAGATGGCAGACCTACCTAAGTCCTACAACATAGTTCGCTCCTTTTACGGGTGGGTGCGTAAGGTTGAGAAGACGCTTCGCAAGGAACGCACCAAGGTTGAGTTCCCTGAGAAGTACCAGACGACGATTCCGGGTGCCTACCAGTTCAGTCAGGACATTCTGGAAACGCTCAAGGGCACGGAGTACGAAGAACGCGCCCTGTACTGGAAGACGACGTTCGAAAGCATCATCACAGAAGGTTGGCAGGATTAGTAATGGGTTTCGAAGGTGGTGAAAACGATCCGGTCGAGACGAAATCCAAGCATTGGGTTCCGACTGGCTATGAACAGCTTTACAAGCTGGATCGTTGGCATCGGATCATGCTTCGTCGCCAGCATCGCGCCGACCGCAGGAAGTTCCCGCCTCGCTACCTCTGGCTTTTCGAGAGCATGTCGGTTGAGCCGAACGACACCTACGAAGAGATCGAGGACGAGCAGCGTGTCTACCATGCCCCACTCTCCACGATGTTCTTCGTCAACGCGACACCGGGAAAGAAAGACCTGAAGAAGTACGGCATCGAACTGGTTGATGACGGCGACCAGATTCTTTGTGAGATGAGCGAGGCTGAGCGTCTTCGTCTTGCTGTGCTGGTGTTCCCTGACAACCCTGAGTGCTGGCCTGCATGGAGACCCACTCCGGGCTCCCTGTTCGTCTTCGACGGACGCTTCTATCAGGTGGATGATTTTCGTGGGAAGGACTACTATGGGACGAGCCGCGTGATTTCAGTGTGGGTGATGATTTCTTCCTTGTTCCGCTTCAACTCGACTGCAATGCAGACACCACCAGTCGAGATTCCAGATGAACTTCCTCAGACACAGCGATGGGACTTGTTGGGGTGGGCCGAAGGGGCGGTTTAGTGTATGGCAGTAAAGATTCCAAAGCCTTCTCGCGTCAAACTCATCCGCAGTGTGACGGCTGGCGCTGGTAGAGGTATCAAGGTTGCACGCTTCGGTCAGTTCTTCCCCGGTGTGGTCAACGAAGTCATCAAGGCGAACGCAATTCAGTTGCGCATCCTTGCTGAAGGATCAGCCGATCTGCTGGTGGACAAGCTGTTCGCTCAGTTCAACTCCGGTAACTCCGTGGTGGCACGACCGGCTCCGCTTTCCAAGGGTGCTGGCATCACTGGCAACAAGAAGCCATTCGACTTTGAGCCGCTGACTACTGCCTACGCTCGCTACAAGCTGCGCAATGGTCTGGACGGAAGAACCCTGATTGCAACCGGCGACTACGTTCGCTCCATTGAAATCTTCCGCTCGGAGACCAAGGAAGCCGGTATCACCTACCGCGTCAGGACCAAACCGGGACGCCATTATTCAGGTCTGACGTTCGGGGAACTGGCACGGGTTCACGAGTTCGGGTCATCCAAGGCACACATTCCTGCGCGCCCGCACTGGAGACCAGTGGGATCAATGGCTCTGAAAAGATTCCGCCGCTTGGGTCAGGGAGCCACGGCTGCTGACATTCGGGCAGCACTTTCTCGGATAAGGTAGACTGCTTGAAATCGGCAAGTACAATCATTCCGGTTTGATTCACGAGGGTAGTAATGGGCAAGCATTCAGGTGACGACGACCTCAACTTCTTCGAACTGAAGAACGCGAAGGTTCACATCTACACGGCTCAGCCAACATGGGTTGCTGCTGATGAAGGTCGCCTCATCTACGTCACCGTTGCCGAACCTGATCCGGCTAAGCGAGGTTTCTTCAAGGGCACTGATTCCGGCTGGGTCAACATGGCCACGGGCGGTATCGGTGGTGTTGATGTTGAAGAGAATGACGCTCTGATCGTTGCCGGTGCAACTCCACTGGATTTTGTCAGCGACATTGCTGGTGGAAAAGAGTTTGCCGAAGTCATTGACGACGGTGTTGGTGGTGTAGAGATCGAAGTAGACAAGCAGATCGACTACTTAGAACTTGCTGGCAGCGTCGGTCCAGTTCCAACAGGCTTCACTTTCGATGCTGAGACCTATCGCGCCTGCGAAGTTATCTACGCCATTGAGAAGTACGACGGAAAGCTTGAGACCGGTCATATAATGATGATGCACGACAACGTGGTTGCCGGTGTCGTTGTCACTCGACGTGGGTCTGAGTTGCTTCCGTTCACTGAGGGAAACCCGGCAGTCGTGTTCAGTGCCGACATAGACACGGGTCCGAATCCAGACGTGTGTCGCCTGCTCTACACCGAAACGGACGGACAGAAGTTCCATCTTGGCGTGAAGCCTCGTCCGATTCGTCCAAACCAAATCGTCAATGTTGAGTTCGTCCTTTCGGCAAGCCTTATCGTGGACGATGTACCTTCAACGCATCAAGTTGACATCAGAATCAACACGTCTGACGGAAACCCTGTTGGTGCTCCGGGCGGTGCTGGTGGTCAGGCTACCGACGTAGGCACCGGATCAGCCGGGGCAGGCATTGACTACACCTTTGCAATTCAGAACCCGAATTGGCTACAGGGAGCGCTTGACGGTGACATTATATCCGTAGATGTGGTCATTCTTGGCACGGACGTGGACGCGACGATTGACCTTGGCTTGGCGGCAATTTTCGGGTGTAGACTTGGACCAACCACGACTCACATAGTAACGCTGCAATCCGCTGGCGCTTAAGGACAAAGGGGGTAGCTATGTCAGCAATTTTTGCGTCACGAGTTTTCTCCAACCCACTTGTGTCGGATAAGGGTTTCGCTAGTCCGATTGTGTTGAGCATCAAGACGCTCAAGGGCGGTAGTCTTGGGTGGTCAACATCAACCGCAACAACAGGTGAATCTGGAACACCTGTGATTCTTGTAGACGGCGCGCTGGTTTAGGGATTGTAGATGTCATCACTACCACAACTGATTTACCGAATGCTTCCCGTTCAGCCTGTTGCTACGCCTACCGCTGAGGGTCTGTTGGACGCGATATATGATGCGTTCCAGTCCACCAAGTACGCCGATCAGAAGCCACGTACACCGGGCTCTGGTACTGCTTGGTTGATGTCCCGTTACAAGAACGCCAGCGTAACTGAAGCCATTTACGGTAAAGCACCGGAAGCCGCCATCTCTACTATGGACGTGATTTTAGCGGGCGTAGATACGGGAAGCCCGTCACCGACAATGCGCACGCCTGATACGCTTGGAACTGGTGCGGTCTACGCGAGCGTGAACAAGGGAGGATCAGGTTTTACTACGTGGGATGGGGCTGCTCCGTTTGGCGCTGGTAAATTCTTCGGTTACTGGCGCGGCATCAATGCAACTTCCTTTGGGATTCAGGTTTGGGTTTTTGAATCAATGGAAGACTTTTGGGTGCTATCCATGTCCTCAACTGGGTCGCTCGCAATCATCCGAATCGGAGCGATCATTGACCCGCACACAGCAGACGCTAGTGACGCGGAGACTTCTGGCCGTCTGTTTGGGATGGTGACCTGCGGTACCGGTGGAACGACGGCAAACCTTTGGGACAGCAATGGACCATTTCATCATAACGCGGCTGCTAACTCGCACCACTTTGGTGTCTTCATTCCGGGGGCGGCTACAATTACGACCCTACGTGTGAACGCAACGCAGGCACCAAGCGCTGCTTCCGCTACATCAATCAACCGTGGCCGTTTACCATTTTTACAGCCTGTCGCGATCCGCGATCTTGTTACGCCTTACGCTTTCATTGGGGAACTGCGGGACACGTTCGTTTTCGAAGGCTCCAAAATGAGTGAGCGTGTGGTAGATAAAGCCACTGGAAACAGCTTTTATCTGGTGTCCGGTTATCTCGGGGGCATCACAACAGCCCTCTGCGCCGGTATCAGGGCTTACTAGAATAGAGGTTTGGAGATGACACTACCTGCGCTTCAGTACCGCAAGATCACTCCGCAGACACCTGCCGCTTTTACTTGTGAAGGCGTACTAGACGCTATTTACGCCGCATTCCAGACCACTCTTTACGCCGATGGTATTACGACGCGCACTCCGGGTTCCGGGTCTGCTTGGTCAATGACCCGCTATCGAAGCGGTGGTACGCTGACTGAGGCTGTTTACGGTGCCCCGCCATCTGGTTCCATCACCGATCTGGATGTCATCATTGCCGGTGTTGACGCTGGTGCGCCAACACCAACGATTGCATCACCTGACACGTTTGGAATTAGTTATCTGTTTCTAGGCTTGAACAAGGATGGGACAAGTTTCAATGCGTGGGATAATAGCGCTCCGTTTACCGCTGGTAACTTCTCCGGTTACTGGAAAGGAACACAGGCGTCAGTTTACGGAACGACAGTACACATCTACGAGTCGCAGGAAGATTTCTACATCTTCTGTGAGTCTGCTACCGGCCTCATAAGCTGTATGCGAGTTGGCGCTATTGTTGATCCGCAAACGACTGACCCAGCCGACAGCGAAGTTAATGGTCGTCTCTATGGCATGGCGCTTCAAGGTCCGGGTGGGCTGTCCACGAACCTTTGGGACCAGAACGGTGTCTTCTTCCACAATGTTAGCGCAAATGCCCATCATTGCGGTGTGTTCAATCCACGAATTGGCACCCTTGCAACGCTCAGAACACACACTGAGCTTAGCCCGATTGGCAACTCAACGCAGTTCATCACTCGTGGCGGATCACCTGTTTTGTTCCCAGTGAGTATGCGAGAACTTGTTTCGCCGTTCCGTTTCGCGGGGCGTCTTAGAGACTGCTACCAGTTCGGTGAGGCCAAGTTTGGTCAGGTGATTCAGGACAGTGGTGCTAACACTAAGTTTTACATGGCGTCTGGTAGTATCAGCGCGGCTGGCTACATCGCGATGGCGCTGCCTCTGTAGGGCTGTAAAAGTGAGAGACCATGAGCATCAGCAGATACAAAATTGATGACACGTTTCGCCAAGACTTCACGGTAAGCGACCCGTCTACTGGCGCTGCTGTTGATGCTGACGCCGACCCTGATATTGAGGTTTATGAAGACGGTGGTTCGTCCCCGATGGTGAGCGGTACTGCTGCCAATCGTGATCCAGCGGCAACAGGTCAGTACACATTCAGCGACATCTTGGCTACGGTTGACGGCTACGAGGTCGGAAAAATCTATACGGTCTATGCGCTCGCCACAGTTGGTGGTGTACTCGGAAAGACCGTAATCGCAACCTTCGTAATCAGCACTGAAGTCGTCTACGCCAACTAACGAAAGCGCTTTCGTAGGGGAAGACATGCAACTGACCGGGATCAAGTGGCTGGACATTGCAATCGTAATTGTGCTCTCGCTTGGCTTGCTGAGCGGCGGTTTGACGTTCTTGCTTAGCCGCGCTGGGGTTCAGAAGGCGCTGGCGAAGCACGAGTGGTTGAGAGTTCTTGAGCCGATCCTTGGCGCTGCCATCAACAAGGCGGAAGCGTGGGGCAGGGAGCATAGCAAGAAGGGTGGAGATAAACTGGAACACGCCACTGACGTGGTGATGAAGGGCATGGACGCGCTTGGTGTTCCCAAGGCGATGAAGAACGAAGAACTCATCAAGTCCATGATCGAATCCAAGCTAACAGGTGGTAGCATGAGCGACGTTGCTTCCGGGGTACTCAGCAAGATCACCAACGGTAAATAGACCTTGATCGAGATTTACGACGATGCGCTATTACGATTTTTCAGGGCTATCCAGTACAAAGGGAAGCCTCTGGAGATCGTCTTTGAAGCACCGGATAGAGCTTTTGGTGCCATGCAGAACCGCATCGCCCGTCGCCTGAAGACCAAACCGGAACTGGTGAAGGTTGAGAGCATCCCGCTTCCATTCGCCAGTGTTTACCGTGGCGATGTCAACTACGACCAATCACGCGACAGTCAGGCTACTGTGCGCGGAATTTTTGCCGACCCTGACTCTGGCGATTCCTACTTCAGCAAGATGCCTCGACCGTTCACTTCTACGGTGCAGGCTGACTTCTGGTGCAAGACAAAGACGCAAGCAAACCTTATTATGATCCAGCTTGAGCTTCTGTTTGGGGCTGGCAAGCGCGGTTACATCGACATCAACTTCGGTGACGAGAAGTGGTACGTAGGCGACAATGAGGTTTTCAGTTACGCGAAGTGGCTCGCCTACCAGAAGGCATGGCTGGAAGATAACGGCATCACGGACAACACCGATCTTGAGCCGGGGGAAGGACCGAAGTATATTCGGAAGACGTTTTCCGGCGAACTATCTGGCGTATTGCCGTACTCGCTGGTGCTCGGTAGATTGGCGAAGCAGGTTCAAACCGAAGTGTGGCTTGAAGGTGGAGTCGATCCAGACGACACGATTGTAGTGGCGTAACGATGGGGGTTTAGAATGGCTGGCGTACCCGGTGTGACCATTACAGAGCGCGATCTTTCGGCCTATGTGCCGGTCGCGTCTGAAGCGATTGTCGGAATGGTAGGCCCTGCGACGAAGGGCGATACTGAGATCATCACTTCCTACACAGACGAGGGAAACTTCGTTGATCGTCAGGGGAAGCCGGTTTCTGGTATGCACGCGATGCGCGCTTCCATCCGCTATCTCAAGAAAGGGTCGTCGCTCCGGTTTGCTCGCATTGCGGGCACGCTGCTTTCCACGGCTCTTACGGAACTCTACAACACGGCGGGGACGCAGTTGATCCTCACGGTTGAAGCCAGTAGCGCAGGCACATGGGCGAACAGCAACCTTCAGGTTGGTGTCACGCACAACGGCACTACCAGCTACAACCTGTTCGTCTACTCTGACGGGCGTCTGGTCGAGCAGTACACCGGACTCACCAACGGCACTATCGAGACCACGATCAACGGCATCAGCCCGAACATCTCGGTCACAGTCGATGGCTCAGCCGGTGTTGCTTTCCCGGCTTCAACCCTCAATTTACAAACCAACGAAATCGACCTTGTGGGCCTCGCTGGCGGAAACGACGGAGCCTTCGCTTCGACGCTCAGCCCCGACTCCCTAACGGGCGGCATCGCCTCACGAGACCTGTGGAACGAGACCATCGTCTACACGCCTGCGGTTGCTACTCAATCCTTCACCACAACCGCTCCAGTACAGCCGGGATCATTCACGGCAACTGACGGTGTTGGTACTGCCACGGACGACGGCGACGGCGCGCTCTCCGGTGCAGGCATCACCAGCGGAACGATCAACTACGAAACCGGAGAAGTCGTCATTGTCTTCGCGGTGGCACCAACTGCCAACATCACCATCTCCTACCGCTATGGCACCATCGAAGAAAGCGCGGTTACAGCGCCGAACCAACTCGTCTACACCGGAGCAGTTGGTCGTCCGGGTGTCGAGAGCAGTTCCTTCCGCGTGCTTACTCCGCGTGAAGACCAGATCGGTGTCGGCGCTGGAACGAGCGCACTGTTCGAAGAGACGCTTCAGGGTGGTGATATTGAGCGCACGACACTCAGCGTCACTGCGGAGAAGTCAACCGGCGAAGTGATGACGGTGACTGACGACGGTGCCGGTAATCTGCAAGGCAGCATTCCGACACCAACTGAAGCAACCGAAAAGGTTGACTTCACAGGCACCACACCTGTACCGGCTTTTTCCGCAGGCGAACTGCTGACACAGGCGGTATCCGGCGCAACCGGCACTGTTCTGGAAGTCATCAGTGCTGACGAGTACATCATCGACCGCACGAGCGTGGCAACTTTTGACGCCACGAACACCGTTACCGGTGGCAGCGGTGGTGGTGCTGGCACTCCGGGCATCCCGGCAGGCGTTCCAACCGCAGTCAACGTCATCAACTACGCCACTGGTGTCATGTCGCTGTTCTTTGAGGCACCGGTTGGTTCCTCAGAGATTGTGACTGGTAGCTACTACCAACACGCTCCAGACGACGGTGCTGGTGGGGTAGCTGGCGGCAATATCTCTGCTGGCACTATCGACTACGTTACCGGCGACTACAGCCTGACCTACACGCTGACCCCAGCAGGCAACTACTTGCCGAACTTCCCTGACGGTCTTCCATTCCAGTTCCAGTACGGTCACATCACTGTGATTGGTGTTGGTGACACAGCCGCAACCGCTTTCTCTGGTACGTTGGAAGAAGTGCCAGTCAAACCGGGAACAGTCTACATCGAAGCTGGTGCTGTCTCTGTTGCTGACGACGGCGCTGGGAACTTCGCTGGTGCTGGCATCGCCAGCGGAACCATTGACTACTGGACGGGTGAAATTTCTGTCACCTTCACTTCGCCGCCAGCGGGCGGAATTGAAGTCAACGTCAACGCTGACGTGATCCTTGCCAACATCGAAGCCAAGAACGCAGGCCCGGACGCCAATCGCGCTGCTGTAATCACAGATGGACTCCATATCATTTGGGACGCAAGCCCGACTGTCACTGGAAACTACCGTCTCCGCGTTCTCTGGAACCCCGGAGCAGGCGCGGTAGTGATCGAGACGTTCGACCAGATTCGCAACATCTCGCACGCCTTCGAAGTCATCAACGGGCTTGGCCTGAACGCTGGCTCCAGCTACGTCACTCTGATCCCAACCGGCTTTGCTGGTGTGGCGAACAGTGCTACACAGAACATCGGTCTTGCTGGCGCATTCACTGCCGCTGACGTGATCGGCACTGAAGTCGGTGTTGTGAAGACAGGACTGCAACTGTTCAAAGACCCGGAGAAGGTTCCGGTGGACTGGCTTTCCTCTCCGGGGCTTTACAACCGCTCGATCACCACGGCTGGCATCCAGCTTTGCGCGACCCTTGGACGCCGCGCCATTTGGGTCATCAGCCTGCCAGACTTTGAAGACTGGCGCGATGCGGTTGATTACGTCAACGGTAACTACAATTCGGCGCTTCCGGGTGGTGTCGCTCGACCGACTGCCGACGTGATGATGCCGCCACTGACGGCGATCAATTCTACCTATTCCGCTTCATTCTTTTCGTGGGTGCAATACTACGACGCCTACGCTCAGACGAACGTGTTTGAGCCACCTGAAGGCGACATCCTAGCCCGCGTGGCCTACGTTGACCGTGAGGCTGAGCCTTGGTTCGCAATCGCTGGCTTGCGTCGTGGCGGCATGGAAGGTGTCATCAACGTCCGCTACTCGCCAGAGCGCAACGAGCGTGCTCAGATGTACGGTGTCGTGGGCACTACCACACAGGTCATAAACCCAATCGTCCGCTTCATCGGACAGGGAATCTTCCTGTACGGTCAGCGCACGACGCAGCGCAATGCAACTTCGACTGACCGCATCAACGTCCGCTGGGCTCTCAACGTGCTTGAGAACCAGATCGAGATTTCATCGCGCACGTTCCCGTTTGAACAGGGCGACGGAATCCTGTTCCGCGAGATCACTTCAACCATCACGCGAATACTTCGTCCAATCAAGGCGAACCGTGGTCTGAACGACTTCCGAGTTGTCTGCGACGAGACGCTAAACACGCCCGAAGTGCTTGAGCAAAACCGCGTCAGATGCAAGGTGTTCGTGCAGTGGGTCAAGTCGGCAGAGTCCATTGAATATGAACTGGTACTCACGCCGCAGGGTGTGAATCTGTCGGAGCTTCCGACAACGGCATAAGCCGGTGGGGTAAGCACCCCAAAGGGAGAGTAGCATGGCTGGCATTCCTAACCTGCCGTACAACTTCAATGGTACTCAGTTGGCTCAGGCTGCTGGTCGTGCGAATCCACAGACCAGCAATATGGGCATTCTGGAGTTTCAAGTTGACAACATTGTACCGGGAGCGCGTGAACTTCTGACGCTCACGTTGCAGTCGGCTGAGACACCAACCCGCAAGGTTGCGCGTGGTGAAATCCAGTACCTCAACGGCACCGTCTTCTACCCGCAGAAGGCTGAGCCTCTGGATGAGATGTCAGTCGTGTTCCGCGACTACTCTGACCTTCCGGCTCGCAAACGACTGGAAGAGTGGTTCTCTCTGGTCTACGACGAGAACACCGGACTGATGACGCCGCCTTCTGCATTGAAGATTGATGGCACACTGATCCTCTTTTCTGGCAGCGGTGGGAATCCCCGCAAGTACCAGCTTGAGGGCGTCTTCCCGCTGTCTTCACCGACTCGCAAGATGGACTTCGGTGATGCGGAACAGCAGATGATGGAGATTACATTCAGCGTCGATTTCATCCGCGCACAGTTCTAAGACCAGTGCGCTTTGCTATGCCTCAAGCGCCTGCTATCCTAGCGGGCGCTTGTCATTTCCTATCGGAAGGAAGAACCCATGAACGAGACAGAAAACGAGAAGGGAGTCGTCCGAATGAAAGGGACGATTACCCCCTCTGAGGTGGGCAGTGGCCCGCCCAAGCTGCCAGACCTACCTCCTGCCAAGAAGCTTTCGATGCCGTACACGCTGCCTTCACATGGCGTGTTTTACGGTGACAAGCTTCCCGATGGCGAGGTAGTCATCTCACCAATCAAAGGTGAGCAGGAAGAAATCCTGAGCGGCATGGGCGAAACGGCGAACGCCAAGAAGACACTCCAGCACATCGTTTCCCAACTGGTGGACATGAAGGGTTTCCCCATCAAGAAGCTGCTGGTGGGTGACTACGCTGCGCTGGTGATGAACGTGATGGCGTTCAGCTACGATCCGTACATCACAGCCACAACTCAGTGCCCCGCGTGCAAGAAGATGAACCTGTTCAACAAGGCAGTCAGCGAACTGGAATGCACTCACCTGAGCCCGGACACCGTGAACGACATCAGCAACTACACAGTGAAGCTGGAATCAGTTGACGCTGAACTTCAGTTCCGCTCGCTCACGATGGAAGATGCGGAGATGGTGGAGCGCTTTGCGATTTCCCATCGTGCAGAAGCCGAAGAATTCGGAAGCCGCCCGGAGTATCTGTATACGTTCGTCCGCCACATCATCGCGATCAACGGAGCGGATGCAGCAGGCTACGGTGACCACAAGCTACGTCACTGGCTGGGTCAACTTTCCGGCAAGGACATGGCGAGACTTCGCGATGCGTGCAACAAGGTGGAGCCGGGGTACAACATGCGCCCGAACATCGTGTGCGATCATTGCAACAACAGTTATGCAGTACCGCTGCCAGAGGTCAGTCAATTTTTCCGTACCAAAAGTTCCAAGGCAAGAAGCGCTTAGGCAGCAACGGTTTTCTATGCTTCTTGCCGGGTTGTCTTGGTCTGACTGGACCATGATGACCCCGTGGCAGCGGAACGACTACATCGAAAGAATGACCAAGCACTACGAGGAACAGAAGCGGGAACGCGAAAAGAGTAAGCACAAAAGGTAGCGATGGCTGACGTGACCCAAAACCTTGAGTTCGTTTTCACAGCAACCGACAAGGCTACGCCGGAAGCTGCGAAGGTTACGGATTCAATGGCTGCGATGGAGTCGGCTGCTGTCGAGTCTGCCGATGGGATCAATGGCGCGATGGTGGAAGCCATTGAGTTCCTGACTGAAGCGGTGGACGATCTGACCAAAGGTTTGACTACCACCAAGAATGATCTAGCTGACGTGGAGGACGCGGCTGAGAAGTCGAGAGGAAGACTTCTCAGCCTTTCAGGCACCTTCAACTTCCTGAAGCGCGCTGCCAAGGGTTTCAGCATTGGTGCAGCTATCGGTGCTGGAGCGGGCGTTGGTATGAAAGCCATCAGCGGAATCCAAAGACTTCTGGCACCACTGTTTGAACTGATTAGCGAAATCTTTGGACCCGCTATGGAGTTGCTGAGCGGAGCCTTCAAGTCTCAGCTTGCGCCGATCAGTGCCGCTTTGGTTGATCTGGCTCAGGAAGTTCTTCCAACCCTGATGGATGCGTTCCGTCCTTTGATGATGGGGGTGTTGGGATTCGTTCAGTCATTTAGTGGCATGATTACTGGGGAGGATTCTCCGCTTGTCACCTTGATGAACACTCTGAAAACCGTGTTCACTGAACTACAGCCAGTGCTCACCGAAGTGTTTGCTGTGTTCAGCGAGAACGCCAAGGCGATGCTCCCTGTTATTGCGACGTTGGCAGGCATCCTTATCAAGACACTTGCTCCGATCCTGATGACTGTTGTCAAGTTCATTGGCGAAGTGGTGCAGATGGTCGCACCGTTTTTGCAGAAGGTTATGGTTGCTTTTGCTCCGCTGCTGGAAGCCTTGGGTCAGGAGCTAGGTGGCATCATCAAGGAACTGGCAACACAGCTTCTCCCGATTTTGGAGCCGCTGCTGGGTGCCGTGTTGGAATTGCTCAAACCACTTCTTCCGATTGCTGTTGTGCTGGTTCGTGTGCTGGGCACAGTCTTGGTAGCTGCGCTGAAGGTGCTTGGTCCCCTTCTTGCTTACATAGCCAGTTTCATTGAGTACCTGTCCGCTGAGTTGGGTGCCGCCATCCAACCGTTCGTGGATGACTTTGCTGAGTGGGCTAATCTGCTGATTGATGACGCGATTCCAGCCATCGAACTTTTCGGTGAGATGGTCAGACTGTTCTTTGAAGACGGAAAGAAGAACTTCAGAATACTAAACCGCTATTTCCGACAGTTTGCTCGCATTGTGGGGGACGTAGCTAGTGACATTGGTGAGTGGTTCTCTGACCTGTGGGACGGCATCACGGAAGGCTGGCAGGCAGTCGAGGACTTCTTCACAACAGCCGTGGCGACCTTTCAGGCGATTTGGGACGACCCGATTGGCGCTCTTCAGGACGCATTCGTTGGGGCGTTTGAACTGATCTTCGGTTCGTTCGATGAAGTTGTTGCAGACCTGAAGGGGCTCTGGTCTGACTTCCTTGATTTCCTTGGTCTTGGCGACTTTGAGGTAGAAATCAATTCCGCCTTGGACGCGATGCTGGCAGCCGTGATGTCGCCAATCGAGACCATGAAATCACTCATCAACTCAACGATCATTGATCCGTTGAACAAAATACTGGATTGGCCTATCCCGGTTTCTGGAACCCCTCTTTGGCAGGCGGTTGGTCTTGGCGGGACGATTCCTCAGTTGCAGGCGGGTGGTATCATCCGGGGTGCTGAGTCTCAGGGCGGTGTTCTTGCCAACATTGGTGAAGCTGGACCGGAAGCTGTGATCCCGCTGCGTCCGTCTGTTCTCGATCAGCTTCTCCCTGAAGTCAACGTGACATTGGGTGCGGATGCTTTTGCTAAAACCGGAGTCAACAACCGCGACATCGTTGGTCTTCTACAGCAGTTGTTGCGCTCGTCGCAAGACACACAGAGCCTTCTGGAGATGGTTCTGCTTTCTAAGAACAGTGACACCATGCAACAGGTGGTCTGATGGCTGGTGGATTTTTAGGTAGACCTTTTGACACCAGCGCGATTGATCTTCGTGCCGCTGCTCAA